AATTTGTCTAACATTCACCGCTTCACTTAGTGATTTGGGCATCATCTTAAATGTGAAAGAAAACTCTCTTCTACTAATACCCTCAAATACTACTTCCATACGATTATTGAAAACTGCACCACTAGAAATTTCTTTCGCTGCCTTTGCACCACCAGCACCAGCATCAAGTGCAGTCTTTAATGCGTTTGCACCAGTTTCACTTACAGCAGCACCAAATGCACCAGCGGTTGATGCGGTAGTTCCCAAGAAACCAGAACCTTCATTATAACCTTTATATGATGCAATCGCAGTTGCTACTGCTGAACCAATTTCTACCTCACCATATTTTGATTCCTGTTGTAATCCTACAGTTGCAGGCATATATAATGCAATAGACGCTGCAAGTCTTCTCGTTGGTGCTCTATCTACAGATAATGTAGACACTCCACCACCAGCAGGGGTTGCTCCAGACGCAGGCGCTCCACCACCACCATAGTTGACGTTTGCGTTATCCTGTTCATTGATAAAGAACTGAACGTAGTGACCTTGCTCTTTACCACCCAAACCCTCTGGGTAAGACAAACTGGAATTGAGGAACGGTGTTCCTTGAAGTGCGTTAAAATTTCCTGACATCGTTATAAATATCCTTGTATATTATTTATTTAGGTGTAATGTAATGGCATACCGTGGAAGATACAGTCCATCAAATCCAAAAAAGTATAAGGGCGACCCCTCTAACATTATTTATCGCAGTTTGTGGGAACGCAAATTCATGGTTTATTGTGACATGAACGATAAGATAGTTGAATGGGGTTCTGAAGAATTCTTCATACCATATCGTTCACCCATTGACGGTAAAATACACCGATATTTCCCAGATTTCTATGTCAAGGTCAAAACCTCTACAGGCCCAAAGAAGTGGGTGGTTGAGGTCAAACCTAAGTCACAATGCAAACCCCCAAGGACACCAAAACGCAAGACCAAAAAATATCTCAATGAGGTGCGTACTTTTGCAATCAATGAAGCAAAATGGATGAATGCAAAGGAGTGGTGTAAGGACAGAAATATGGAGTTTATCATCCTCACAGAAGTTGAATTGATGATATAAATAGAAGTATGGCAGAACTAAGTTATTTCGACCAGATATCGAACCAGATAAAAACAGGTAATGAACCGTTCAAATGGTATCGTAATCGTATTAAAGAATTAGGTACACCTAGTGTGCCTGAACTATTGCGTGATGGTAAACTAACCGACAGACCAACAGGTGGTTCGTTGAATATGTTTGTATACTCTCCAAAGGGTAGAAACAAACTACCATATTATGACACATTTCCTCTCGTACTTCCATTGAAGAAAATGGATGGTGGTTTCCTTGGTCTTAACTTTCACTACTTACCATATGCATTAAGAGCAAGACTTCTTGATGCAGCAGGGGGTGACAATTTGAGTGTCAGTGCAATTGAGAAAAATAGATTGACCAAACCATGTCTTAAAAGATATCTGTTTGGTTATACACGTTCTAAGTTTCGTAAGATTGATGATGAAGATAATCTGACTGCAATTATGTTACCAGTACAACGATTTAAGAAAGCGTCCACCAGTGAAGTGTGGGCAGATTCAAGGAAGATGATTTAATGGCAAATGCAACATTCCCAAGTAGAAAAACTTTAGATGGTTTAGCAAATAATGGATTTACCTATGCAAACCGATATGAGGTTGAGATTACAATACCAAATGGTGCAGACACAAGAGAACTTCAAATCAGATGTGAAACCATATCTCTTCCAGGCAGAAACCTTCGTACTGTCGGTGATTTCAATATTTACGGCCCACCGATTGAAGTGGTACAGGGAAATACTTTCGGTGAGATTTCTGCATCATTCTATTTAAGTAAGAATATGAATGAAAGAATTATCATGGAAAATTGGCAAGATTCAGTTATCAATCCAGAGACATATGACTTATCCTATTACAATGAATATACTGGTGTAATGAAAATATTCCTACTTGATAGAGATAAAGATGAAAAAAGAATTTATGGTGTTGAGTTATTTGATGTGTATCCAAAAGCGATTGAGGTTATCCCTTTATCACACGCTTCACCAAACACGATAAATAAGTTAGGAGTATCATTCCAATATAGAAATTGGAAGCGACTTGACGTTTAACATAATGCATTAGGAGAATATAAGTATGGCATTACCACAGTTGAATACCCCATCGTATGAGATGGAAGTACCCTCTACAGGGGAAAAAATTAAATACCGTCCGTTCTTGGTTAAAGAACAAAAGGTCTTGATGGTTGCACAGGAGACAGGTAACGAAAAGGACATGGCACAAGCAATGTGTGATATCGTTAAAAACTGCACTGACAACGTAATTAAGAATCCAGAAAAACTTCCCACATTTGACATTGAGTATATGTTCTTACAACTTCGTTCCAAATCAGTTGGTGATGAGGTTGAGTTAGAGGTTACTTGTCCAGATGATGGTGAAACAAAAGTGCCAGTGACAGTAAAGTTGTCTGAAGTTGAGATTGAAAGACAAGAAGACCACAAACCAGATGTGATGATTACTGATACAATTGGAATGAAATTTAAATATCCTTCTATGATGGATATCAGTAAATACACCACTGGTAAAATTAAAACCGTTGATTTGACTTTCGGTGTTATTCGTGACTGTTTAGAATGTATATTTGATGAGAATGAAGTATATGAAGACATGAGTAAAAAAGAAGTAGATGAGTTTATTGAATCTATGAGTACAGAACAGTTTCAAAGAGTTCAAAGTTTCTTCGATACCATGCCTAAATTAAGAAAAAGAATTAAGGTCACAAACCCCAAAACTAATAAAGAGGGTGAAGTACTAATTGAGGGAATGCAGAATTTTTTAGCATAGCCCTTTCACATGATAGTTTGGAGTCCTACTACAAACTTAATTTTGGTATGATGCAACATCATAATTACAGTTTGAGTGAATTGGATGACATGATGCCGTGGGAAAGGGAAATCTATGTTAGTATGTTACATCAACATATTAAAGATGAAAATGAACGCATAAAAGAACAACAAAATAGACGTAGGTGACCATAAATAAAAGACAGGAGAGAGTAATGTCTGAAGAAAAGAAAACGGTAACCGTAGACCCAGAGGTTGCAAAAAAAGATACAAATGGTGATGGTCACATTTCTAAAGAAGAAATGGAGATGGAATTGGAATTCAAAAGAAAAGAACTTGAGGATGCTGATGCCCGTAGGGATGCAATGCGTCAAATGGCGTGGTTCTCCTTGTTTGGTATGTTGTTATATCCGTTTGCAGTAGTAATTGCAAACTGGATTGGTTTAGACCAAGCATCTAAAATCTTAGGCGATATGGCTGCAACGTATTTCGTTTCTGTCGCTGCTATCGTCATGGGTTTCTTTGGTGCAAATGCATACGCAGACAAAAAGAAGTAGGATACCTAAATGGCCGACAATCAACTTGAATTAAGAGAAGCAACTAAAAATCTCAGACTTGCAACTGAAGAACTACAAGCATTCAATAAGTCTACTGCGGCTGAGATTGGGGGTATTGTCGGTAAAAATCTTGGTGATGTTACAAAAAAATTTACAGCAGGATTTGAACAACTCCCAGGCGTTCAAACTTTAGGTTCTGTTGGTAAAACCCTATTCAATAAAACCTTTGCAAAAATAAAAGAAAAACGTGAATTAAAACTTCTTCAAGATAGACTAGGACTAAAAGATGGTCAGATGAAGGAGTTAATTCAGACCAAAAAGGTAAATGATGCACAAAAGAAACTGAATGAACAATTTAAGTCTGGTGCAGAAGCCCTACTTGGTGTTGAAGTTCAGTTTGACAAATCATTAGAAAAAACAGGAGTAATATTTCAAGAGGCTGGTAAAAACTTCGCCCTTGCCAGACAGGAAATTACTGGCGAAATTGATGAGAAAACAGGCGAGGCACTTACTGAACTTAAAACTAACTCAGAAGACCTAACTAATGTTCTTAAAACAAGACAAGAAGAAACTGCAAAATTTAATGATAACTTAGCAAAAACTTTTAACGAAAATTTAAATAAACAAGATGCTGGTAATGAATTAGGTAAAGAAAACGCAAAACTTCTCAAAACTTTTGGTAATTCTCAACAACAAATGGTTGACAATCAAAAAGAAATGATAAAGGCGGTTGACAAACCAGCAGAAGACCAAGGTGCGTCAATTACAAATGCATTCCAAGGGTTCGCTGATAAATTAAAAATCGGTGATTCTTTCAAAGAAGCACTTGAAGGACAAACCGCAACTCAATCTGCATTAGACCTCAAGGGTAAAGCAAAAGACAAAGAGATTGCAAACGAACAAACAAGAGCAGACAAACGACAAGAAAATATATTCAAGAGGATTGCTGGTAACTTAGGTTTCCTCAAGGATTCAGCAGAAGAAGGTCAAGATGAAAACAAAGGTTTCTTTGGTAATCTGATAGCAAAGTTTGCTGGTTTCAGACTTGCAATTATGGGTCTGCCTGCACTCTTTGTTACACTGAAAGCATCACTCCTTGCATTTGGTGCTGCACTCGCACCACTTGCTATACCCATTGCAATTGGTGCTGCAGCTTTAATAGGATTCGTTGCATTCATTAAAGGTTTCATTGAAGGATTTGGTGAAGGTGGTTTCTTTGGTGGTGTTAAAGAAGGACTGATGGAAGTCTTCGATTGGTTTGTTGGTTTCCCTCTACGTCTTCTCAAAAATCTAACCACATTCGTATTAAGGTTCTTAGGATTTGATGCACTCGCAGATGATATTGATGCTGCGTTTGAACCATTCCTATCTGCACTTCGTGGTATCTTTGGTGTACTAACAGATGTTCTCATACTACCTATAGTTACTATTGGTCGAACAATTGCTGGTATATTTGATGGATTGATTGATATCCTTATGGCACCAATCAATGGATTATTAACCACAATACAATCTGCATTTGGTGGTATCATGGATATCTTTGAAGGTATCGGTATGTTATTCTCTGGTGACATCATGGGCGGATTAAAAATGATATTCAGTGGAATTACTGATGTACTCATGTCACCGATTGATGGATTAATAGTATTCATCAAAGACATATTTGGTGGGTTGTTAACTATCATAACGGCACCGTTCAAAGCGATATACGATACTCTGGGTGACCTATTCTTTAATCCAACATCACACGTTGCCAGTATTGTTGCATGGATTGGAGAAACCTTTGGTGGGTTCTTTGATTTCATAACAAAACCATTCCGTGGTCTATATGACTTGGTTGCTGGTATATTTACGTTTGACCTTGAACAGATTGGAAACGGTATATTCAAATTAATTGGTGGATTGTTTGATATTATTACCTATCCATTTAGGTCAATCTTTAACCTTATCAGTAGTATCTTTGACTTTGATTTCTTAGGGTATCTAGAAACTCTGCCTGGCGTCAAACAGGTCATGGGTATCATTAGAGGTGTCGCTGGTTTCTTTACAAGTGATGAGGAAGAGGATAAAGCAAAAGCAGAACGTGATGCCGCTGCGAAAAAAGCAAGAGTATCTGAAAAAAGAGTAGACCAAGCACAAAGAAGAGTAGACATAGTAAAAACTGGTAACCTTCAAATCAATGGACAAAATGCAACACCAGAACAACGTGCGAAAATGTCTGAACAATATGAGTTTGCAAGGGATTATGAAGCACTTGACCATAATGACAATATGAATGCACTTCGTGAGGCACAAGACAGATATGCAGAAATTATGAATAAGACAACTCTTCCAGAGTTGGTAAGTAATGCTGGTGAATCTATGAGAAATGCGTTGTTTGGTGCGAATGAAAATACTATTGCAAAAATTGAAGCAGAAAAAGAAGCAGCACTTAACAAAGCAGAAGAGTTTTATGACCGACAAGCTTTCTTTGATGATGAAGATAAGTATGCAAGACTACAAAAAATAAGAGATGAGTATGATGTAAAAATTGCAGCAGAAGAAGAAAAGGGTGTTGGTATGATTACCAGTGCCATGAACTTCTTTGATGGACTTTTTGACTTTGACTTTATGGGTCTGGTTAAAAGTATCCCAGGCGCATCTAAAATATTAGGTTTCCTTGGATTTGGTGGAGATACATCTCTTGAGGATGCAATCAAAGATAAAGAAGAACAG